CGATTTGCGCCAACCAAGCAGCGACCTGCGCTACCGCAAGATCGCGCCACGTCGGCAGCGGCCCAGCGGGCCGGTACCCTAAGCTCTTGTGAACAGGTTTGAATTGCCGCCGGTCGGGGCGGCGCCAGCGATCGGCAGATGGACCGTGAAGGTGGCCCCCTGCCCCGGCGCGCTCTCGATCGTCAGCCGGCCGCCATGGCGGTTGAGGATGTGCTTCACCAGCGCCAGGCCGAGCCCAGTGCCGCCCTGGGCGCGGCTTTCCGAGACGTCGACGCGATAGAAGCGCTCGGTCAGCCGCGGCAGATGCTCGGGCGCGATGCCGGGACCGCGATCGCGCACGGCGATGCGCGCCTCGCGTTTGCCGTCGGGTCCTTCGCCTACCGACAGCGCGATGTCCACGCGCTTGCCGGAGGCGGCATATTTGAGCGCGTTCTCCACCAGGTTCTCGAACACCCGGATCAACTCGTCGCGGTCGCCCGGCACCAGCAGCGGCGCCGAGCTGCCGAGGGTCTTGACCTCGACGTTGCGGTCGCGCGCCAGCGTCTGCAGGCTGTCGGCGACCTGCCGCACGATGGCGCCGACGTCGACCTGCTTGTCCGGCCGCAGATGCGCGTTGAGCTCGATGCGCGAGAGCGAGAGCAGATCGTCGATCAGCCGCGCCATGCGGTCGGCCTGCGCCTGCATGATCGGCAGGAAGCGCTCGCGCGCGGCCGGATCCTCGCGCGCCGAGCCGCGCAGCGTGTCGATGAAGCCCGACAGCGCGGCGAGCGGCGTGCGCAGCTCATGGCTGGCATTGGCGACGAAATCGGCGCGCATCTCCTCGACCCGCCGCAGCGGCGTGAGATCGTGGAACGCCAGCAGCACCAGGCCGGGATTGGCGGCCACCCCCGGCGACGAGATCGGCGTGACGATCACCTCGTACCAGCGGTCGAGCGGCACGCGCTCGGAGAACTCGACGCGCTGCGCGGTTCCGGTCGCGCGCGCGCGGCGGATCGCCTCCAGCACTTCGGGCACGCGCAGCCCGAGCGAGACCGGCTCGCCCGGACGCAGCGCCGGCGCCACCGCGGTCGCCCGCGCGTTGAGCGCGACGACGTCGCCACGCCGATCGAGCGCGACCACGGGATCCGGCAGTCCGGCCAGCACCGCTTCGATCAGGGGATCGCCGACGCGCGGCGCGCGCGGCTCGTCCCTGGCCAACGCCGCCGGCGCGATGTCGCCGCGCGCGCTTGCAATCAGCGCCGCCAGCGCCACCAGCACGAAACCCGCGAGCGCCGGCAGCGCGGCGGTGGCGCCGAACAGCCACAGGCCGGCGAACGCGATCGCCGTGGCGACCAGCACCAGGCGCATGCGCCGGAAGCGCTCGACCCAGCGGCCGAACCGGGCGCTATCGTGAATCATTGTCATGTCACCTAGTGTCCCGGTTCCGACGTTCGTATCCCTTTGCAGCACGCGCTCATACGAACGTCGGAACCAAAGGGACACTAGCAACCATATGATTCTAGTGTGGCTTTGGATTTGACGTTCCTATGAGATGACTCGCGGCAATGCTGATAGGAACGTCAAATCCGCCACACTGGCACTCATAGGGCTTTGCCCGCGCAGCGACAATGACGGCCATGCGCGCTTTCCAGCGGCCGGCCGGTGTCGACTGATGCGGCCGATGTCATGGAACTTGCCGGCGCCTGATCACACGACGCCCGCAGGTACGCGGCGGCCGCCAGCAGACGCGCGGCGCTGTCGCCGCAAAAGCCGAGCACGCTGTTGCATTTACCGCAGAGGAGCCCGCGCACCTTGCCGCACGCGTGGCAATGATCGACACACAGCGCCTCGCCGGATCGCTTGCAGATGGCGCAGGTGCCATTCTGCCGCTTGCGCATGGCGTCGTAATCGACCAGCGAGAGCCGGTAGACCTTGCTGTAGCGCTTCCTGCGCTGCCATTCGCGGCCGCGGGCGCGCTCGCGTTCGCGAAAATGCGGATCGTTCTGCAGCCTGAGCCGCCGGCGCTCGCGCATCTCCTCCTTGTGGGTCTCGCGGTAGCGGCGCCTAGCGGCGCGAATCTTCTCCCGGTATTCGGCATTCTCCGCTAACCGTTTCTTGTGCCACGCGCTGCGCGAGAACATTGATCCGCTCGTTGGTGTCGAAGATTCAGTCGGGTCAGCGCGAGGCATCGTCGGTTTCATGTCCCGGGCGAGTGTAGCGAGGCGCAGCCGAGCGGAACGAGACCCGGGACCCAGCGCAACAAGCGCGAAGCGCAGCAGAGTTCTTGCTTGCGATCCGTCGTGTCGCTCCTGGATCCCGGGTCTCGCTACGCTCGCCCGGGACACGAGACCGCAAACGACGATCACGCCACACCCTGCTGCGCATACTCGATCCGCCGGTGAAAGCCCGACTGCGCCGCTTGGCGGTCGAGCGTCATCGCGAGATAGCGAAACGAGTCCGCCGCGTGCGAGGTCCAGTCGTGCACGGGCTGCGGCCGCAGCGCCTGCAGCGCCGGGTCGTAGTCGGCGCGGTAGAGCTTGAGCGCGTCGATGCCGCGCGCGCATTTGTGCTCGTCGAACCAGCATTTCGGCACGAACATGCGCACCGCGTTGATGCCGTCCTCGACCCGGTGCAGCGGGGCGAGCGTGATGTGCTTGAGCCCGAGGCTTTCCATCACCTCGAGGCGGCTCTTGCCGGTGCCGAGCTCCCTGGCCTGCGCGTCGTGCGGCACGATGTGCCCGGCATAGACATAGGGGCGCAGATTGATCTCCCTGACGTAGTGCCCGAGATCGACGCCGGAGGCTTCGTAATAATCGATGATGCGGATTTCGCGCCCGATCACCTGCGCGAACCAGATCGCGGTGGCGTCGCGGATGCCGAGGTCCCACGAGGTCCACACCAGCGCCGAAGGGTCATACGGCACGCCGGCGATGCGGCGCTCGGCTTCGGCGCGCGCGATCAGCTTGCCGTAGTACGAGCCGATCACCGCGGCGTCGAACGAGCATTCGAACTCCTGCGCGTATTGCTCCTCGGTGAGATCGCGCCGCGCCAGCGCGAGCTCGCTGTCGGGAATGAGTCCGGTGTCGCCCGCCTTGAGCATCATGGCGAACCAGCCTTCGTCCCGCTGCGCGCGCCGCCACAGCTCGAAGAAGGCGTTGCGGCCCTTCGGCGTGCCGATGAAGACAGCCCAGCCCTGCCGGTCGGCGAGCGCGGGGCGGATGATTTCCGACCACATGCGCGGGTCCATGTCGGCGTATTCGTCGAGCACGATGCCGTCGAGATAGATGCCGCGCATGGCGTCGGGATTGTCGGCGCCGTAGAGCCTCACCTGGCCGCCTTCGGGATAATCGACCCGCAGCTCGCTCTCGTGCGTGGTGGCGCCGTGGCGGCGCAGCGGCGCCACCGCCGCGCGCAGGTAGTCCCACGCCACCGCCTTCGATTGCCGCAGGAACGGCGACAGATAGGCGAAGCGCGGCCGCACCAGATGGGATCGCAGCGCCTGCTTTTGCAGCTCGTGGACGCACGCGACGGTCTTGCCGGCGCGGCGGTGGGTCACGATGCAGGCGAAGCGCTCGGCCCGCGCATGGAACGGAGCGAACTGCACGCGCGGCCGGTAGTCGACCTCGAGCTCCAGTGCCGGTCCCTTCTCGAGCTCCAGCGCCGGTCCTTCGGCCGGACCAGGCTCCTGCTTTGCTAGTCCTTCCATCGGACGATGACCCTCCGCGGTCCCTCATCTTCGATCGCTCCCGCCGCCGTCTTGCCGTCCATGCGGTCGAGAATCTCCTTGATCGCGGACATGTCGCCGCCGAGCGCGCGGGTGATGAGCTTGTTCACGATCAGCGCCAGGGTCGGCGCGGTCTGTCCGTCGTCACCTTCGGCGTCGCGCCGCAGCGCGGCGCTGATCGCCGCGCGCATCGGCTTGCCGGCATTGCCGCCATCGGGCGGCGTATCGCGGTCGGTCATGGTCACCTCCAGTTGCTGGTGGATCTTGTTGCTGATGGATCTGTTGCTGATGGGTCTGACGTCAGCGGCACGGCGCGCTATGGCTCGTCGTCCGGCAACGTACTTTTCTGATAGGCGCTCGCCCGCCTCAGCAAGCTAGGGTCCTCGTGAAAGCAGGTGATCACGGTC